TAACGGCATCTGGCTTTCGCTGATAGTTGGAAAGATCGGGTTAGTTGAACTAGCCGTTCCCTGCACTACTGCATACTGAAAAGTACCCGAGTTGTTATAAGCGACAACAAGGTCAAAGCGAGCATCAGTGTTAGTTGGAGCAGACGGAATAATAACCGTGCTACCTGTAATGGAACCGTACACACCGTCAATACGCACTTCTGAAGCGGTAAGAGCGATGTTTAGGTAGGCAGGGGTACCGTTACCAGCCGCACTGGATACGGAAGTCACATCAGCGCCGCTAACTACACCTGAGCGGTGGTCAGCGACGGTTGTAAAATCAAGCGAGTCTGGTTCGGCTTGATCTAATGAGGCGATTGTCCCAGATGCGTAATCAGTTGCGTTCGGGACTGTAAAGCCTGCCATTGGTTACCTCACAAAGTGTCGTAGATGTTTCCGCTGTTCTTTAAATAATTGTAGAGGTCACGAGGAATCGTGTAGCGGTTACCGTCTTCAAAATTAAATACTTGCTGTCCCCAGAACATCGTCCAAGTTCCCTTCACACGGGCTTGAATAGTGTCGCTGTTAACTTCAAGTGGCTGTACTTCTACAGCAGATGTTTCTTCTTCAGTTGTTTCCACAACTTCAGCAAACTGATTGGCTTTTTTGGTTGGCATTACTGTCTCCTAATTGTTTGAGTTACATACGAGATAAAGGGCGGGGTTTCCCCCGCCCTTACACTCTACTTCATTTTTCTTCTAAAGATTAGAAGTTGGAGTCAATTGCTCCACCCTTGGTGTTGATAAGCACACGGGATTCATGGGTGATAACACCGAAGCCCCAAATTGCGTACCAAGCCAAGCCGTGCTCACGACCGAAGTCAATTACGCCACCGTCACGGAGTTCAACTGGCAAGGCGATTGCCTGACCAAATGCGTTGTCACCGATCATCATTGCGCTGTACGAGGTTGCAGTTGGGTCGTTGACCTGCGAAGTTGCAGGGTTTACGTCAACGATTCCAGTGCCACCCTGAAGTACTTGAGTGGTTTCAATGAACACTACGTCGTAGATACGACCGATTTCACCGAGCATGAAGTTGCCAGGAGCGGCGTACTTCGTGACTTCAATGAATTCAGGCCAGTCACGGAGCGCACGGCTCTGTGATGGGTGAACGAAGCACACGTAGGTGTCGCCAAGGCGTGGAATGTTCTGACCAGCAAGAATTTCAACTGCGTCCTTGATGGTTGCAGGTGAGAGGTATCCAGGAGCCGAAGCCGAGCCTGCCGCTGAGTATTCGTAAGGAGCGATTGAGCCACGGGTTGAGCCGTTGGTCTTGCGACCAAAAACTACCGATGGAGCAACTGCTGAACCGCCACCGAAAGGAACGCCTGGGGCGTACAGCGTGTTGCGTGCCTGAACGTCCATGGACTGTGCCATGTGACGACCGAGCAAGCGGCTGGACGATGCCATAACGTCATCAAACGATGCGTTCAAGAGAAGTTCGGTTACTGCAACCGACTTACCTTGTTCTTTAACGGTGATTTGGATCTGCGATGCAGTCAAAGCGACTGGGTCCATGCGGGTACCTTCGGTCAATTCTGAACCGTTGGCGCCAACTGCGATGTTGTTGTAACGCATGAAGTTGACGGTGAGACCTGGCATAACACCGAGTTCCGTCTTCTTTACTGCGAACTGTTCAAATCGCAATACTGGCATTGCTTGGAACAAGATTTCCTTGGACCAGATTTGCTGAATTGCAGGTGATAGTGCTGAAGAGGAGTTGTAGCCAGTTGCGCTAATGCTAGCGGTGCTGGTTACTGCTCCACCTGTTGGGGCTGGAAAAGCCATGTTCTAATCCTCCTAAGGATTAATGGTTGTTATAGGTTTTAGAACCTACCCCTATTGGGGCGGGCATTAAGTAGCCGATCACGCATTTTCGCATACTGATCCATTGTCATGTTACGGATATCATCCGCATTCAACTGTTGGTATTCCGTCTGAGTTTCCATTGGCCCTACAGGAGGCGCCGTTACTGGTGCCCCCCTCAAGCGACCTTGCTGTTGCGCAGTCGCTTGTTGGATTGATTCAAGAATAGCAGAACTTCGGTCACGAAGTACACTAATTGATGTTTCAATCTCATCTTCCGAATTACCCGATACGAGATCAATGAGTTCAGGGATGATTTCTTCCTGTGACTCTTGAAGTCGGCGGTTACGGTAAGAACTAAGTTCCTGAAGACGGCGCTCTTTTTCAATGATTGCCTCTTGGGCTAGGCGCTGTGCTTCAATCTCCTCAAAACGACGCCTGTAGTCACCATCAATTTCCTGGAGTTTTTGGTTAAACTCTTCTTCACGCTTAAGGAGAAGTTCTTTGGCGCTCAATTCGTCAATTTCACGCTGACGCAGGATGTCTGCTTCTTTAGCGGCACGTGCTTCAGCCTCTTTTTTAGCGGCTTCACGTTCAGCGGTAATTTGACCCATTTGCTCTTCCATGCTTCTCACACGGGTATCCGCTTCTTCAAGACGCTTGTACATCTTGTCTTTTTCTTGCTTGCGGATGCTTTCAACTTCATCTTCGGTAAATACCTTAGAAGTTGTTTTCATTGCCGACTCTACGAACTGTTCCACCATTGGGGCGTCCGCAGGTACGCTAATAATGTCCCCTTCGGGACTGGTATTTCTTGCCATGTCTATTCCTTATGTGTTGTTTGGCGAATAATAACTGTTATTAAGTAACTTACTTGTCTTCGTCTGGGTTACGGCGCTGGGCGAACCTTGCTCCGTATGCCCGTGAAACTAATTTGTTTACTATCTCTTCTTCAATTGGAGGTACTCCTGGTAGAGGAGTATTACCACCATTTGATGAAGTGACATTACCATCTCCAGATGGGGTGGGTGCGGGAGCCGCTCCACCGTCTGGACCCGTAACCATTCCAGTAGCCAACATAATGGCTTGCTGAATTTGGGCACGCATCATGTCAAGAGCGCCCTGATCCAAGGCGTCGTCTTGAAGTTCTTCAAAGATTTCAAGCATCTTTTCGTTCGGGAATTCCTCACCCAGCGTTGCAAGAGCACCACGCTTGGATTCAAGACCAAGAGCCATCTTGGCTTGTACTTCATTGAGTTTGATAAGAACATCAACAGGAAGTGGTTCAGGCCAGTGAACAGTTGTCTTGTAGGTAATTGGGTCAGCAGGATCCAACTGTGGTAATTGGTCACGTTCTGGTTCAGCCGCAATTAATGGGTTATAGGTCAACCATTCAGGTTGGAATATAGCAACTGTGCGAATGATGATTTCGTTTACTTTTTCAAGACCCTTAGTGAAGTGGATCTTTTTCATCATAAAACGGTTCATCATTGGTTGATACTGAATAGCCAAAGCAACACCTGAGGTATTAGACACTGGTTGGAATTGACCAAGAGCAGTCTCAGGTACACCAGTGATTTCGTGCATGGTGCGCTTCAAGAAAGTGATATATTCCAAAGCGCCAGCCATCTCACCACGAGATTCAAGGTTAAACACGTTTGCGTCCTTAGGAAGACCAGCCCAAACCTTTTTAGGTCCACGTTCTAATTGCGAAGCCTTAGCACCAGTAATAATCGTTACAGGAGCGGCGTGGTAGTTGATGATGTCTGAGACTTCAACCATCTTCTCATTGAGTTCACGGTTGAGAGGAATAATATCCCAAATGTCTGACTGACCCCAAGGTGAAGAAGAGATGGTGGAGTTTGGGATGTGAACGATAGGAATCATTCCCAACACGTTCTCGTACTGGTCAATGAGTTCATCGTTAATAAACTGTTGAACAGTTTCATCAGTAAGAATCTCAGTGAATGTATAAACCTGACGAGTTCCTTCTGGAGACGTTCCCCAGAATCGGTATTTAAGTTTGAAGCGAATCAAACGGTCACGGTCATGCGGGTGGTATTCAGGAAAGCAGTGCGCTGGGTTCAAAGGAATGATGCGCACACGTCCTTCATGTGGAACGCCAGCAGGGTCTACGTAGGGTTCTTCATAAGCAACTTTGACAAACACGTCACCTGTTACGGAAGCAAGTTGTCCCATTTCCCAAAGCACATAGTGCTTGTTGTTATCCTGATCCCAGACCTTATGGAGCAAGTGTGGAGTAATAGCGCCATTTTGCTCAGGCACTTTAAACTGAACACCTTTACCAAAACAAAAGTTGGTGATGTAGTCCGACATCGTGCGGACATAGTTCAAGTAGAACTGTGACTCACCTAATTCACGGCGGTACGACCAGTGATGTCCTAGGTACCACGCCCAAGCCGCAGAATAACGGTTTAAACGTGGTCCATGGACTTCAAACTCTTCGTCTGCTAGTTCAACCAATCCAAGCGGAGAGATAGCAACTGTGAGGTCACTTGAAGATGCACGATAAGAAGGTGACCAAAAATCAACAGCCATTAGTTATATCTTTCCACAAAAAAGGAGGATATGAATATCTTACTTCTTTTTTGGAGCGGCTTTCTTAGCGGCGGCTTTAACAGGAGCAGGTGCTTCTGCTTTAACAGGAGCAGCGGCTACAGCCTTCTCAGCGACTTTCAAAAGAAGAGTGGTGTTTTCAGGACCAATCTTGGTGGAAACCACTGAAAGAGCGGTTGCAACAAATGGCAGTGCCAAAGCAACAACCTCAGTTGAGATGTTGTACTTAGCGGCGGCAAATGTCAAAATACCGAGAGCGGCACCTTTGATAGCGGCGTCTGCATGGGATGTCTTTAATTGACTCATTATTTCTCCTTGGTAGGTGTATTGATTATACCGTTTTACGGGTTCTTAAGTTTTCTTGACCTTGCACGTAGGTTTGGTACGGGGGTCCCGTGTAGGGGTCAAAACGAGCCGAAATGTTGAGAGCCTTAAGAGCGCTTGTCTTAGCCTGCTGGGCTGTCCACTTCTTTTTGTTCATCATGACCTGTAGAGCACCTAGTGCGTAATGTGCGCCAGATCCAATGGCATAAATACCGCTGGCTTCAGATGACCATGCGTAGTCTCCATCAACCATATAGATAACACCATTGACCACGACAAGGATGCTGGATCCTTGCTCGGCAATGTGCTCTTTGTTTTCATTGAGGTCTGGGATTGAGTAACCCTGAGCATCAAAACATTCACGCAATGCAGGGATGAACTTGGCAGTAAAGAACTGGTCAAGTTTTTTACCTTTTAAGTTTGGGGGAACTGCTGGGGGCTGGAAAACATGGTGCAAGATATTAATTGCACGCACATCTCCAGCCGCACCTAACAGATACTTGCCGTTAGTGGCAACCTTGCTGGATCCTTCACGAAGCGTTCCAGTTTGTGCAAGACCATCGGAGAACACGGTAGAGATACGTGAATCAACACACACCACGGCAAAGCCATCACCTTGGATTCCGACAATGGTTGTCATTAGTCCGCCTGGTATTCCTTACCTTGGTACATGCCCCATCCGTTGTAAATAGGAATGACATCGTAAGAGAAACGGTGTTGGTTGTCATCCTCATAACGAACGATGCCAAGACCTTGTTGCCAATTCTCATGACGAGTTAACGGGCGTCCGTCAAGATCTACACCACCTTTTGTAGAAGGAATAGCACCGTCAATTCTAGCAAGGCAACCAGGAGAAGCAGCCATAATGGTTCTCGGACCATCAAAGTCTTCACGTGTTTTAAACGCCGTTTCAATTCGGTGAATATGCCCATAGATAACACTCGTCTTTTCGTTGTTGAGATAGATGTGTGCAGTTGAACCTGACGACTTAACACGATCACCGTGAATGATTCGCAGTTTCTCATTGACCCAATAGTCTGATGCTGGATATCCTGGCTTGTAAATTACATTGAAGTCATCCATACGACAGAGGTATGGAACACTCAAAACAGGCCATGATTCTGGGGTATTTCCTTTACGCAAACCATAGGCGGCTGATGCGTTAACCAAGAGGTACTTAGGCATACGCTCTTCGTGGTTACCAGCAAGCCACACAATTTCTGCATCAGGAGCCGCAGAACGCATCTGTGCACAGAACACTGTTGCACGATCAATTGATGCTTGCGTTGTTTGTGCATACGCAGGGTACGTCAAATACTTACCCATCTCAGGGAAGTCAAGGTTGTCACCAACACAAATGACTGTGTCAGGATTCATCTCTTCAATGATCTTGAGTGCAACATCAAGTGCCTTCTCATCATGAGTTGGTTCTAGTGTGCCATCACGACCACGGTAGTAACCAATCTGAATGTCAGGAACAACAACACATGTTTTAAATGCTGATGCTTTATTTACCTTTGCTTTAGGTACTGGCATTTTAATTGCAGGACCTTGTTGAACCACAGGCCACTCTGGACCAGTTTCCCACTTAGGAGAAAACTGAATTGCGGCGAGGTCATGAATATGTGCTTCACCGTCTGAGTCTTTTGACATTGCTTGATACAACTTGACACGTTTAATGTCACCAATTTCATTGATGTCAATGTTTTTGCTCTCAAGCATTTCAACCAACTTGCCAAGCAACTTAGTCTTATCTTGTGGTGCTGTTGTTAACGCTTTTGCTAATTCACTCATTGTGCATCTCCTTGGTAACAGCAACACTCTTTATTGACGTGACGCTGGATCGTACTTATACTCACGTTGTAACCATGTTGGCGCATAACTTTTGTAAGCCATGATGCGCTATATGTTTTGCTTTTACCTAAACCATTATCTTCACGAATGAGATCAATGGCACGACTAATTGCTTCTTGTTCTTCAGAAGACATCTTGTCTGTTGTTCGGCTGAACTTACATGAGTCTGCCGAAAGATTAGTTCGGGGAGACAGTAGGGCGTCCAGCAGAGTTGTTTTCTGCTCTTGTTGTTTCACAAATACCTAACCTTTTTCAATTCAAAATTACGGTCAGGAATATCCTAGCACCCAATTCATGGGTGTGTCACGTATCACTTCTTATTGTCTAGATGCCAATCAATGTGGTTGTCAAGACGCTCAGAAACAGATTGGACTTTGTCGCCCACGTTCTCAACACTACGTCTTACAGTTTTTAAATGAAGCATGACCATTCCGTGGTCATTGCGGTTCTCTTTACGAAGTTCCTTTAATTGTTTAATTCCTGCGCCGATCGCTCCAGCAAGGGTGGTAATGAGCGTGGCAATGATAAGTGCCCATGCATCGGTCATAGGTGTCTCCGTTAACTCTTGAATTGGTCCCAGTTAATACCAGGTAGTGACTTAGGTGCGGCTTGTCGCTTTTCTCTCTTAGGTTGTGCGGCTCGCTGACGAGCGTTAAAAGGAGCGTCTGCGTTTGCCTGGCGACGTTCTGCTGCCCAAACACCTTCTTGAACCATCATAGATGGGACAGTGAAATCAAGACTAAGATCACTCTGTATATCACGAGCGGCACGAGTTGTAGCCTCAGCACCAACTGCGTGTTGAATTCCCGCAGGAGTAATGTCTTTGTTACCTACACCAACAGCCATTTGACGACCACGTTTAGTTTTCATTTGCTTTGTAGAAAGACTTACGTCACCAGCCACTTTGCGTACTTCTTGTGGTTGTTGGCGCTCATTTGCAAGCATCCATGAGTCATTAGGGGTCTGAAGACGATTGGACAACACGCCTTCGTTGCTAGAGCGCAGTCCTTCAAAGTCAAACATTCCTTGACCAGCGGCTTCTTGTCCCCGCATTACTCGTCCAACATGACCAGCACGCAGTTGGTATTCACGGTGTTCTGGGCTATTTGGAACAGCAAGTTCATGCCCTCTACCGTATGAGAACAACTTTGGGTTGTCTGTTGGAGACACAGCACGGGTACCTTGTAGGGCTTCATGAGCATATTGAAGGTTTGAGCGCATAGACGTTTTTGCCATATTTGTAACGTCTACACCTTTAGAGTGTTTCTCTACGATTCCACGGATTGATGGCTCGGTAATACCCTGCACTATATGACCTGGAAGATCTTTAAAAGCAACTTCTTTACCGTGGAGTTCGGTAGGTACCGTTACTTTCTGAGAACCTAGTGCTTCAACCATCTCAGGTTTAAAATGAACTGTTCCACTTGTGTGCGCCTTAGTTAAGGCAGACAGAGCGGCTTTTTCACTTTCAGGCTTTGTTTGAATACTCAAACGGCTGGTTGCGTTAACAACACGATCAATGGGGATGTTTCCACCACCAGTGGTTTCGTCAAGTTCTTTACGATGTTGGAAATAAAACTCTTGACCAGCAATACTTTCTTCTGGTAAACGAACGTCCCCTGCTGTAGCAGAATGGAATGCTTGTTTGCGAGCAGAAACCATGTCTTCCATTGACAATGGTTTAGAGACCATTTGAGGAGCGGCGGCGGCATACCGTTTTCCTTTTGATTGCATTCCTGGTCTAGGGGACTTTAAACCACGTTCTGCAAGTGTTGCCATTTGTTCTGGCATTGTTTCAGACACACGGCTAACCATTCCTACAGCATCTGACTGCTCTTTCTTAGGGAGGTCACCAAATTCAAGGACTCGGTTGGAAAGGTCTGGACCTTTCTTTTTGGCTTTAGCCTTTTTCTTAGCCGCCATCAGACGCCATCCTTGTTTTGAGGGTTAGCCTCTTCATACGCACGGGTGCCTTGTGCACGGCGACGCATTGGATCTTGTGGGCGGTGGTTCATACGAACACCATTAGAAACTTTGTTTAAACCAGATCGCATAGGTTTAAATAAATCAAGTGCATCTTGGTAACCAACACCAAGACCTGACATGTTACGCTTCATATCAATACCACCCTTAGGACCAGGAGTGTGTCCTGCCATTGGGTTACGATCGCCTGTTCCATAATCAGGACGACGGTATTGTTGCTGAGTATCGTGGAAATGTTGTTTACGAGACTTCACTGCTCCCGTAAAGAACCCAGCCCCAGCGTACACTTGACCAATCGCTATCCCCGACTGGGTATTAGTAGGGGGAGTCGGTTGACTCCCCCCACCATTAACAGCGCTGTCAGTTGTGCTGGCGCCTGCATCGGCGCCGCCTTCCATAACTAGTCGTTAACGACTGTTGGGTTCATGCGGTTCATGTGACCGCCGCTGTTGTACTCGTACTCAAACTGTGGCATTCCGTCGCCTGACATTGAGCCTTGAACAAACTCTGAGAGCACCGATGGTGCTTCAATCCACGAAGCCGAACCAACATGAGCACGCTCACGCATTGTCTCTTCTGGATACTTGTAAAACATCTCAGGGTTGTTGTGGTTCTGACGACCAGGAGCCGACGATGTGTCAGCGTATGCACCACGACCGAAATCGTTTGGTACGTCTGTGTCAGTTGCTACGCCTTCTTCAAAGCGGAGTGGTCCACGGTTGCCTGGGATGCTTGGCGCAATTGAACGCTCATAAACGTTCGGTGAGCGCTCTGGGAATTGTGGTGCTGGTGCTACGTTCACGTAAGCCTCCGTAATAGGGGTTTTTAACTTGTAACTAGATTACCATCAATTAAAGAATGGATTTTCTGCCACCTGTATTTGGGGCAGGGTGTCATGCATGGTCATGAAACAGGCGATGGCTAAGGAGTCTGGGTAGTCGTCAAAGGCGCCCTTCTCATCAGGGGCTTCAGCAAGCATGTATGGGCCACGGTAGGTCTTTTCTAGGTCACTCATTTGTTGGTTAAAGCGCTTCCAACCACGGGTACGGCGAGCCTTGGAGTGACCTGGAATTATTAATTGTTCTCTCTGAATGAGTTCTGTTAGGTGTACCCAACGCTCATGTTGGGCTTTAGAGTCCGAAGATATTGCAAGCACTTCAATATCAGGAAGCAGGATCTGCATACGTTCGGCTACGGCACCACCAACACCTTGGGAGTCAATCCCAATACGCAGTGGGTCATAGTTACGTAGGAAGTCAATAATCTGGAAGTACTGAGATTCCCATTCTTCGTTATTAATCTCTAGCCAGTTGAGTACACGGTGTTCATGGAACCCAAACGGATCTGGATGGTCCCAGTCCACCCAACAGACAGTCACTACGGTGGAGTCGTTAGAGCGGGCGACGTCAATACCGACCACCACAGGGGAACGCCACCATTGTTTGACTATTGGCATAGATGCGTCATACAAGCGATCTAACCGCTCTTCAGTAACAAACATACCTCGGTCAAGTACCCACTTATTGCAGTATGACATTTGGAATTCGTCTGAGTCTTCTCCAATACGTAGTTTTTCTTTAGCAATAAACTTTGCATAGTTAGAGTTGTACTTGGAAGCAACTTTCCAGTCGTACTCAAAATGACATGGTCGTGTCTTTTTACCGTTGACCATACGTCGTTTGTTGTACTGGATCATTTTGTAAAAATAAGACTTGTTACGGGTAGCCGTTCCTGTAAGGCAAATACTTCCGTTGTTAAACGCCAACATCGGCTTGATTGATTTAGCAATCATGTACTCGTCGGCTTCTTGAGCCTCGTCAATCATGACGAAGTGATACGTCTTTGATTCAATCTTTGCCTTTGGATTACAGGTTTGCATACGGCAAAGCGAACCAGAGTGCTTCAAAGTAATGATGCGACCCTTACCACGGGCACCACCTGATGTTGCTTTGTCATCAATCTCAGGATCTAATAAGAAGTCCATTGCGTGGTCACTAGTGAGTTTGCCAACGATACGACTAAACACCGTGTCTGCTTGGTCTTCTACTGGTGCAAACACGCCACACCAAAAGCCTTTTTCAAACTTCTCAAGCCATGTCGGATATATCTTTGACAACTTAGGCAAGATCACCATGAGTGATGCCATGACGTTAGACAGTACTTCAGACTTACCAGACTGACGTGTAGCCACTACCGTCATTTCTTCACCATCACCAAGGATGACAGATTCAATTAAGCGGTAAGCAATTGGGATCTGATATGGGAACAACTCTACGTTACAAAACTCTTCAGTAAACACAATGATGCGTTTTACCAATTCGTCTATGAACTCGGCTGAGGTTTCGTCCAGTTCCTCTGCTACGTCCTCGGCTAAGAGGTTTTCGTCTAATTCGTCGTCTGTGAGCACAGACTAATCATAGACTAATTAGTAGTCGCTGTTGTCAAACTTCATCTGGAGTTGCGAGTTGTCGTTGTAAATTGGGCGACGTGGGCGCAATTCAGAAATCAAAGCGGCTGAATCCTCAATAATCATAATGAGATTTTTGATGTCAATAAGGGTGTCTTCAGGATTGTCTTCTGACTGCTGAAAGACCTTTGGTGAATACGACTCGGTGACCAAAAACAGGTCATGGACGGCGTTGATAAGGCGACGCTTTTCTCCTGCGTCAATGTTTGATAGTACGGGTTTGGTTGATGTGTTTGACATAGGTTTTGATAGTACCATCGCTATTTCGTAGCGTCAACCCGACTCTGCAATTCTTGCCACAAACCTGACAGTGCTTCAATAGCGTCACCTACTTCGGCATCTGGTCCATCGTGGTACCTCCAACGGTCAAACGATGATCCAAGAATCATGATGCTGGTATCAAACCATTGTAATAGGGATGCTCGGTCTAAATTCTGTAGACGCTTAGGTACTTCTCTTTTAGAAGGTTCTTCTTTTTTAAAAAAGCCCATCACCATAATCCAATCTCTTGTGCGGGTACGTCCATTTCACGACCACCTACTGCTTGTAAAATACCGTCTGTTTCATCAGTGATATTGGCACGCTTACATACCCCAATTTGTAATGTGCGAGTACGGGTACGCAACTGTACGCCTTTACCATGACGCCATGGTTGCCCTAATTCTTTCATAATACCTACACACATCAAAGGTGTATTGGTATTTGCAAAGTCTCTAGCAATCCAATAGATCGGGCCGATGCCGTGAACTTCGTTGTAACTACATTTGAGATTGAACGAAAAACGTGCTCTCTTCATCGCCTGATGCCCTACTGTTTGGAAAGTTATTGAGTACCGAGTTAATATAGCGTCCTTTTGATTGAGCAGACGCAAACGCTTGATAAATATGTTCTGGAACGTTTAAGTATTTCCATGGCGTACCGTGTTTGATAAAGCGAACAAAAAGTGTGCCGTAGAAACCAACAGCCCCAGGAGTACCTTCCATAGCAACATATCTAAAGGCTTCTACACGACTGCTTTCATCTGGTGGGTGATAATAGGTGGTATTTGGATCCCAGTGAATTGGGATCATTTCTGTTGATGTGAATCTCGTTTCATTTGCACGAGTTCGTGTACGCTCTTCTTGAATAGCGTACTGACCTGAGTAATAGTTTAATCCTTCGGAAAGGCGTCCTTTTACATCAGGGTTTAAACCTGGTTTACGTCGTGGTGCCATAAGGCTCTATATTACGCTTGTGGAGGGAGAGTTGCCTCGTAGTCAAGCACTGCTTGTGGCATTGCTTTTCCTTCGGTAAAACGGATGTGCCAACTTTCAGCCCCTGGCATGTCCACTACCTCATGGCTAAAACCAAACTTTTGTTCGTTAGCCAAGAGCCAGTCCATGATCTTCTTGTTGCCAGTGTTGGCAATGTCAATTGCAATACCGAGCATGTGACGTGAGCAGGTCTTAGCATCATCATTAGGAGCCGCTAGAGGAGCGTTGCCCTTCTTCAAGTACCACTTCACACCATTCCACGTACGGGTTGTGGCGTCTGGAATTACTTCCTTCTGGTAGCGAGTAAGGAATCCTTTGGTCTGGGTCTCAATACTGCGGAATGTGTCCCCGCTGGAAGTCGGAGCCAAGACAACACCGTCAGCCTTAGCGGCGGCTTTCATTGCTTCAAAAGCACGAGCGGCGCAATGGTGCATCTGACCACCAACCGACAACTTGCGAAGCATCGCAGGTGTGATCTGAGAAGGCTTCTTACCTTCTAGGTGCTCACAGAATTTGATAGGGACTACGGGCCAAGGCATCTTTGTCATGGCACTATTTTACACCACGTAGGGTTATGTGTAATTACCACTTACCTAATGGGCATTTTGCGTTTTTTAACTTAACCTTCAATGGCATAACACATAAGCATTGTTTACATTGTTTAGTCAAACTAGTCAATTCTGGGCAAGTTGTACAAATGTCATACCTTGCTTTTGCCTCTGGTTCCAGACTTTTTGGTTCTGCTGGATTAAGCATGTCCCAAGGTCGTGTTGAACCAACCCTTTCTTTATACCTTTCCCAAGGTGTCATATTTACACTGTTGGGGGATGGAATGTTCCATCATAGGTCCAACCACTGAGAACTTGCCCCATCAAAGGTTCAGGTACTTCAATAACTTGTGGACTTGATGACATAACTGCAACAAGATATTCAAGAGAAACGCTTACGGTTTGCATCCAAACAACTTCTCCATTTATAACAAATGCGTACCATTTAACTGGTGCAAGTGCATTGAACTTTCGTTCTTCTGGATCAAATACAAGATTTGGTGTATATCCAGAATTGTCACCTTCTGGAATCAATGGTTGGTCTGACATATATTCTCCTGACTAATAATTAGCAAGTTCCATCACAAGCGTACCATGAGCCTATTGACGCATTGCAACCAATGCAACCCGCAGGGTTACCTGAGTAAACAACAATGTCATAACAACAAACTTGGTTTGCAGCGCCACCGCAGAAACCAACGCAACAACAGTTACCTCCCTCAACTTGCGTATAAGCATATGTACAACTGGAGCAGTTAGGTGTTGAGGTTCCAGCCCTAGTTGCTGTATCAGAGGATACAAATCCAGAACGACTTGCAGTAACAGAAACGGTTGCAGAAGCGCCATTTCCAAGACCAGATTGGGTTATAGTTCCACCACTACGAGATACGCTTCCAGCACTAGTACTTATTGTATAAGTATTTGCGGCATCGTAGTTGGTAATTGTAAACGTAAATCCACCAGTTGTTGCGGTTGTGCCACTCAGTGTTGGAGTAGCAAGTTTACCTTGGGATGTTCCAGCAACGGTTCCGCTGTTTGGTGCAAACCCAGTCTTGCTTAAGTTTGCGGTAACTGTGGAAGAAGCGCCGTTTCCTAAACCACTTTGAGTAATGGTTCCCGATGTCTGAGATGCAGACCCAGCATTAGTACTAATGCTGTAGGTTATGGAAGCGTCATAGTTAGTAATAGTGGCTGTCCAACCACCAGCAGTTGCTGTTGTTGCACTGAATGTTGGGGCGGCAAGTTGAGTTTGTGAGGTTCCTGACACGGTTCCGCTATTGGAAACAAAACCAGATCGGCTAACGGTAACAGTGACCGTTGATGAAGCATTGTTACCAAGACCACTTTGAGTGATAGTTCCAGAAGTCTGAGAAGCAGAGCCAGCCGTAGTGCTCAAACTATAGGTGTTGGCGGCATCATAGTTGGTAATCGTTGCAGTCCAACCACCATTAGTTCCTGTAGATGCGCTAAAGGTTGGAGCGGCAAGTTGGCTTTGTGACGTACCAGCAATAACAGCAATAGACGATGAATACCCAGTTTTAGAAACAGTAACGGTAACTGTGGCAGAAGTATTGTTGCCCAATCCAGACTGTGTAATGGTTCCTGATGATTGTGAAACAGAACCAGCAGTTGTTGTTACAACGTAAGTAGCCGCAGCATCATAGTTTGTAATAGAAACTGTCCAACCACCAGAGGTAGGTGTAACAGAACCAAAAGTTGGTATGGGCATTGGAGGGAATACACCAACCCAGTTGTCATTAACTTGACCAGAGCCAGTCCTACTGGTGCGTGGCGCAAGGTCAGAAACTACCGACTTGCCACCCTGCATATTACGATTTCGTGATGGCATAAAGCCCTTAAGCGATTACGTTAACGTATCCGTGGATTGCAATAACGCTACCAGTCGCCGCAAATGCTTTAACGGTAAGGGCTGTTGCGTTACCTTTAAGAATAAGACCTGGAACGATTAAATAAAGTCCGTTTTCTGCTTTGACGGTGTACTCAATGTTTCCGTTAGGGGCAGTTGCTTCACCCCATTCAAGGGTCAACTTTACATCTGAAGCAGAAGTGTTTACGGCATACAACCAAATCTCATGCAGTGTTGTTGTAGTGGTTGAGCCAGTATGGATCAAGGTTCCAGGGGTAGCAGTTGCGGCTACAAGTACGGCTTTGCCATCTGTTGATCCACTAAGGGTTGTTTTGCTATAGATTGCCATGATTGCGCCTAACTGAAGAGTTGATTACTGATAATTACTTGGTCGCTGGTCCAAACGTCTGCATAAATCTTATCAATGGTAACAGACCCTGTGGCTATAGATAGGGAACTTTGGACAAGGCTCCAAGATACACCGTTGTACTGCCAAGTGGTGTTTGCAGAGGTAAAGGTGTCACCAGCCGTTGGTGAGTTGGGGAAATCAATCGCTGGCATCAGGACTCCATTTCTTTTTGGTTATAGGAGGTAGCCATTTGCTACCCTGCAATCTCCATTAAAGTGATGGTACTAGGGTTTGCTTGATACTGAACGTATGCACCATTTGTATACCCGCCAAAACTTGCGTATTGCGTTTTGTAGGTAACAGCACTTGTTGTTGAAGGGCTATCCAAATAAGTTATTGGCACATTACCAATAATGTTGTAACTGTTAAAACCGTTTTTGCCTATTTCTACAAATGCTATAAGTTCCGTTGAGCCACGCATTAGCCGCAAATTGCAGGCGGCTTCAGTAGATGATGTATTTTTTAATACCCCTGCTTGATGTGCCAGTACAAGTATTTTGCTTGAAGTTGAGGACGGTGTGATTGTGGCGGTCAAACCAGTGTCGGCATATGTTGCTGTTGAACTAATAAGTTGTGTGGCAGTTGAACCAGTTACTACCTGTAAAACTGAACCTGTTTTAGTTGCAGCCGCTAACTGTCGCCAAGCCGACCCATTCCAAATAGCCAACACATCCGTGTCGGTTTCATAAATCATCTGCCCCTCAAACGGTGACGCAGGACGAGTAGACGACGTACACACACCAGGCTTAACAATCGACTGCG